GAGGAGCCCATCTATGAGCACGCCAAGACCCAGATGCTCGAGCAGGGCCGTTGGGTGGCGACGGTCCCGAGTAATGGCCGCACGGCGGGGTTTCATCTGTCTAGTCTGTACAGCCCTGTGGGCTGGCGCAGCTGGGTGGAGATTGCTCAAGCGTGGGAGCTGGCGCAAGGCTCAGCCACTGCGCTCAAAGCTTTTAAAAACACCGAGCTGGGTGAGACTTGGGTCGAGCAAGGCGAAACCCCAGAGTGGGAGCGTTTGCTTGAACGGCGCGAGTCTTACCGTATCGGCACTGTGCCGCACGGTGGTTTGCTGCTTGCCGGTGGCTTGGACATTCAAAAAGACCGTATCGAAGTCTCCATCTGGGCGTTTGGACGCGAGAAGCGTTCATGGCTGGTGGAGCACCGAGTGTTAGAGGGCGATACATCGCGAGACGATGTGTGGCTGCGCTTGGGGCTCATGCTGCAAGAGAGCTGGACCCACATCAGTGGTGTGCCGATGCGCTTGGTCCGCATGGGACTGGACACGGGCTATGCCACGCAAGAGGCTTATGCCTTTGTGCGCCGACAGCACGACCCACGGCTCTTGCCGATGAAAGGCGTCGCGCGCGGTGCTGCGTTGGTCGGTTTGCCCACAGCCGTGGACATGACCACCAACGGCAAACGACTGCGACGAGGCCTGCGGGTCTATGCGGTGGTGGGCGGTATTGCCAAGTTAGAGTTTTTCAACAACCTGCGCAAAACGATCGACATCACCGAAGACGGCGAGATCATCTTTCCCAACGGCTATGTCCATTTGCCGCAGGTTGATGCTGAGTATGTGCAGCAGTTGTGTTCAGAGCAACTCGTCACACGGCGTGACCGCAACGGCTTCTCGTTTCGGGAATGGCAAAAGGTGCGAGAACGCAATGAGGCGTTGGACTGTTACGTGTACGCGCGTGCAGCAGCAAGCCTTGCAGGCTTAGATCGTTTTGAGGAGCGCCACTGGTTGGAGTTGGAGCGCCAACTGGGTATCCCGCTCAGTGCAGAGCCTCCTGAGTTGCGCATGGACGGGTTGTTCCCTGTACGACCAGGCTTTGAAACCCCGGAGTTCTTGCAAGGTGTTCAAGGCGTGCGTCCGCCTAACGATGACTTAGATGTGGACTTTGTGGAAGCAGAGCCCAAGGTCGAAATTCATGACGAGGTGGATGACCCGCCAGAGGATGTGTCGTGGCGCAGTCCGACTGTCTTGCCAAACCCTCCAAGCGTCCAAGCCCTTCCAGCCACCCTATCGGGTGGCTTTTTTATGAACAAAGTCCCCCAGCGTGGCAGGAGGGTCATTCGCAGTAACTGGATGAAGTGATGACGAGCTATACCGAACAACACCTTCAGGCTTTGCGAGAGGCCTTGGCCAGTGGGGAACACCGAGTGACGTATGACGGCAAGAGTGTCGAGTACCGAAGCGTGGTGGATCTCAAAGCTGCCATTGCCGAAGTGGAGTCCCAGATCGCCCGTGCGGCTGGTAAACGCAAGTCTCGCCAGATTCGCATCTCAACGTCCAAGGGGTTGTGATGGGGTGGATCAACACAATCAAACGCCGGATGTTTGGCAACACGCCGGTTTATGACGGAGCGGGGATGGGGCGGCGCGCGCTGAAATGGAATCCGGGCAATCCGGGTGCCGTTTCAGCGCTGGCGCTGACCCAAGACCAGCTACGAACCAAGAGCCGAGACCTAGTGCGTCGCAACGCATGGGCCGCTGCAGGCATTGACGCCTTTGTGGCGAACGCCATTGGCACAGGAATCAAGCCGCAAAGCATGATCCAAGACCAGCCCCAACGTGAGGCAGTCCATGCCTTGTGGTGGAGCTGGTGTGAGGATGCCGATGCGGCAGGACTCACAGACTTCTATGGCATTCAGGGGTTAGCCACTCGGGCCATGCTCGAAGGCGGCGAATCGTTTGTGCGCATGCGCTACCGAAGGGCAGAAGATAACTTGACCGTGGCGTTTCAGCTCCAAGTGCTCGAAGCAGAACACTTGCCCATCAGCTTGAATCAGGACTTGCCCAACGGCAACGTGGTTCGAGCGGGGATTGAGTTTGATCTCTTGGGCAGACGCGTGGCGTATCACCTGTACCGCACTCACCCCAATGACGGGATGCTGGCGCCTATGTCTGGTGCATCCGGTGCGGGAAGTCTTGATCTAGTGCGTGTCGATGCAACTGAAATCGTTCATCTGTACCGACCACTTCGACCGGGACAGATCCGTGGTGAGCCTTGGCTTGCCAGAGCCTTGGTCAAGCTCAATGAGTTAGATCAGTACGACGATGCTGAGTTGGTGCGCAAGAAGACCGCAGCCATGTTTGCTGGCTTCATCACCCGAATGGCTCCTGAGGACAACCTCATGGGTGAGGGCGATACCGATGAAAGCGGTGTGGCCCTTGCAGGTATGGAGCCGGGAACGCTTCAGATCTTGGAGCCAGGTGAGGACATCAAGTTCTCTGCACCTGCCGATGTGGGATCGAGCTATGCCGAGTTCATGCGTCAGCAGTTCAGAGCTGTGGCCGCTGCCATGGGAATCACGTTTGAGATGCTCACGGGCGACTTGACTCAAGTGAACTACTCATCCATCCGTGCAGGCTTACTGGAGTTTCGAAGACGG